GTCCGACGGTGCTTCCTCGACGGGACCGGGCGGACCGGTATCACCAGGGTCGCCCTTGTCACCCTTCTCGCCCTTCAGAGCGAGCGTGTCCCAGAAGGTTGGCGAGGTGTCGGGCTCGTTGCCGTTGTTGTCAGCCAGACAGATGTAGCTCGAGCCAGCGAACGAAACGCCGTCGTCGATCTTATAGAGCCCTGTGATGAGCCACGGCCCGCGCCACAGCAGCCCCTGGGGGCCGGACGGACCGGGCGGTCCGACCGATCCGCCGCGTCCCGGGTTCGTCACCACCCACTGCTGGGTGTCGACGTCGATGTACCAAATGAAGAAAAAGCCAGTGACGCTGTCGAACCACAGCTCATTCGGACTGGGAGAAGGCGGCGGCGACGGCCCGCTACTGACCAGCGCATTGACCGGCGGCGCGCCGGTCGGCATCGGGAAATGCGTCGGCGTGGGCTGGCCGAGCTCAATCTGCTGGACCCACGCACCATTACCGTGGATCGAGACGACCCACATGAATTTCAACCCGGTATTCGTGTTGAACCACACGTCACCCGGGCTCGGCAACGGAGGCGGCCTGCCGCTAGAGGTCTCGCTCATCCCGGCCTCCACAATCAGGGCGAGTAACCATCACGGTTACTCGCCCTCGTGACGACCTAGACGGGCACCGACTCCTTGACGATCGCCTGAGCCAGCGCGATGCCGTCGAGAACCTTGAAGCCATAGACCTGCAAGCCGCGCAGGATCGTGCCGAAGGTCCGCTCGGAGCGCATCGTCTCGACCTTGCTCATCTGCGAGGCGAAGGTCAGTGCATGTGGATGACCGGCAAAGATCGACCACTCGCCCGCCGCCAGCGCCGGAGGTCCGGTGATGACGCCCTTGGGCAGGAGGTTGGAGACGTAAATCGTAAAGCGATCGACCATACCCAGCCGCCCGTTGCGCAGCGGGGAAACCTGATCGCCGGTCAAGTACGCCTGACGCAGCTCGGAGGTCTTGATCATCGCCGCAGCCCACGCTGGCAAAACGACCCAGCGTCCCTGCTCGGGGATGTTAAGCTCGTCGAGCGCAAGACCCAAACGCATCAGCACCTGCAGGATCGTGATATCGGTCGCCACGGGCGGGTTCGCCACAGCCGAAATGACGGGGATCGGCGTGCCGGTGACACCAAGGTTGATCGAACCGGAGATCGCCCCCGCGGTAAGACCCCGGTTGCGTGCATCGGCCTGACCGAGAATACCCAGGAGCACCGCGGTGTCGACGACGATCTTCATCTGCTGGGCGGCGTCGTCGGACCAGATCCCCATCAAGTTGATGTCGGACTGGATCTCCATGACGTCGTCGAGGATCTCGGCAAAATACTTGCCTTGATCGATGGTGAGATCGACGATGTTGGAAGCCGGGCGGTCGAGGGTGAGATCGCCACCGACGAGATAATCGCGAATGGTGATCGTGGGCTTGGTGCGGATGTGCACCTTGTCGCCCTGGTTCTTGATTTCGCCTTCGTAGTCGGTGTTCGAAATCGCCGCCAGCACGGTGCTGGCATAGAACTTTTCGATGAGTTTGCCGGACCAAATCTCGGGGATAAACGTTCCCGAGTAGGGCGGTGCCGGTTGCGATGAGCCAGCCGGGTAAATTGGCGGTGTGGTTGCGCCACCCGCGAGCGGATAGGCGAAGGCGGTCGTCTTGGGGATCTCAACCTTGTGCTGCGGCACGAGGCCCTGATCCATGCCGTCGAACATCGACGGCATATTGGCCAACGGAAGGAAGGGCTTCAGCATTCCACGCTCCTAGGGCTATGCCGCCCTAGCGCGTGAAACCTCGCGGTGGCTCGGGCGGCGTGTATCGTTGAGCTGTGATGATCCGGCCTTCATGCTGAGCGCGCATAATATCAGCATCGACTTCGGCCCGTTCCTGGTCCCGTCCTCGCCACCGTCCGGCAGCAACTTCGGTATAGAACCGGGTAATGTCGTCGGCCGTATACGTCCGCTTCTCGGCGGGCCCTTGCGACGCCGATCTGGCTCCGCCCGGTGCGGCGAGGGCTGCGAGGGCAAGCGGCGGCGTCGCTGCCGGGGCACCATTTCCATTCGGTGCAGCCGGGGCTCGTGCCGCAGAAGCTCCCGCTCCTGCCGGATTAAGGGCGGCCTCCTCAGCTAGGAAGCCCTGAAAGAAAGCGTTGACGCGGTGCGCATCTCCCTCGTCCCACGCCTTCTGCATCAGTTTCTGACGAATAACACCACTGTAAGGATCTGGCAACATCGTCCATTCGATGAACGGGTCGTAGGCGTTGAGCTGCTGCCACTTGGAGAAGAGTGCATCCATCTGCTGATGCATCGTCTTGTTCTGCTGCACCCCTATTTGAGCGCGCGTGCGCCCGATCTCACCCGCCAGCGGCTCGACCTTGCCGTCGACGACGCTCTCGGCAACGCGCCGGATCATACTGACGAAGTCCTCGCCGTAGTCGGCAAGTTCTTCGGGCGTGATGTTGACCTTCGGGCTCGGTGTCCTGGGAACAGGAGCCTGCTGAACCAGCTGCTGCTCGAGCTGCTGGATGCGGTTGCTCATGCTTTCGAGATCGCCGCGCGACCGCTTCCGCTCGGCGTCCCATCGACCCCGGTCGGTTTTATATCGCGCCTCCCAGTCGACCGGCTCATTTGACTGTGGCTCCTGCGCCGACGGAGTTTCGGCGGGGGCAGAAGGATCCGTCGGCGCAGGCTGCGCTCCATCCGGGGGAGGTTGGGAACCTTCAGGTGGAGGCACAGCTTCAGGTGGGGGTGTTCCTTCGTAGTGCGCATTGGCGCGGGCAAGACCTTCACGGACAGCGCGCGGAACCCGGACGTCCGGGTCGACCGGCGGTGCTGGTGCTTTAGCCATTCATCGCCTCGTTCTGTAATTTTCGTCGAGTGCCAGACAGTCATCCAGCTTTTTCGCCAAAGTATCAAGCGCCTGGGCTTTGCCCTGCGCCTGAAAAACCCCCTTGGCATCCGCCACGACAAGGCTACTACGCGCCGCTTCGGCCGATGCCTGAACCGCCTTCAAGAAGAGCTCGAACTCCAGCGGCGCTTTACGCTTGAGCTCGGCCGCAGCGATGACGAGAGGAACGTTCGGATCACCCCTCGTCATCTTGGATCGCAGGCTGCGTACCGACGTTCATGATGTCCGAATAGGGCTGGTCCATCCCGGCGGCACCTGACGGCGTAAGCTTGGCGTAGTTGCCGAGCGTCTGCTGGGCCGGGTTGGCGAGCGATCGCGTCGCTGCCCGTCCCGGCAACAGGGGTATCGTCTTGGCCCCCTTGTTCTTGAGAAGCGACGGCATGTGCGGCGTGAACGATGAGCGGGGAGCGCGAGGACTGAGCATGTGAGGAGGGCGTGGTTTACCGAAACGCGGCATCGTAACCTCCCAGCCTGACGACGATCGCGACGATCGCGATGATCAGCACCAGCACATAGAGGAAGTTCTTCATCCACACGGGCGAGCCGGGCGGCATCGGGACGTAGTAGATCGCCCACATCACCAGCGCCAGAATGACGATGACGATGAGGAGAAAGATCAGGATGCCCATCAGCTTTCTCCCGTGAGGCCTGTCTGACCGAAGCCGCCAGTGAATGGTTCAGGAGTACCGTGCTTCGAGTCGAACATACCGATGTCGGTCTTGTGCGGCGCTGTCGTCGCGGTAAGGCCACCGCGCTTGCGCGCGGGGACACCTTCCATCGACGAGAAATGCCCCTTACGGGGGTTGTGACCCAGAATGTATTTTGACGCCATCTGCGAGCCGGTGAACTTCGGAACAGACCTCCGCACCGTCATCGACTCAGCGCCGTAGCTCGTCCTGGCCATGCTACTGACTCGACTGGCCACCGATCGCTTTGCGCGACCCGGTGTTGCCGTGCATGTGCGTGGACCCACCCTCGGCAAACTTGGAGTTGCCCCCCTGCTTGGTCGCCGCCGAGCAGCCCGGCATCTGGGTGCCCGCGTAGTCCTTGTTCGTCGTCCCCGACGAGTAACCATGACCGGTGCCGCCCGCCTGCGGTGCGATCCCTCTTTTAGAGCCGGTGCCCTCCTGGGCGGTCTGGCCGGGCTCCTGCTTGCCGGTGCCGGACCAGCCGTGCATGTGGCCGCTGCCGCCGAAGGAACCCCAATTGCCGCTCTTCGTGCTCTCAACTTTTCCTGCTGCCATCGTAACCTCCATGGTTACTGAACTGCGACCCCCGGCCGCTTGACGAAAGAATTAGTCCTCGGACCTGTGTCTTGGCTAGGCCCCCGCGGTGGATTTGCCTGCGGGCTGGGCTGTGCCGGAGCGCCGCCGGGACCGGGCGGACCATTCGGACCCGGGCCCGAGGGTGGTCCGCCCTGCCCGCCGGGCGGCTGCGGCGGCCCTTGCGCGTGGCCGGGCACACCACCAGCGGCAGCCTGTGCTTGGGCTTGCTTCTGCTGCTGATCCATCTGTTCTTCGGAGGGTACGATCTCGTCGCCATCCAAGCCAATCGTCTGGCTGATCGAGCGCAGGATCGATGCCCGCCCCTTGGGGCCGATGATCTGCAGGTCGATCGGATTGGCCGTGATCTGCAGGAACTCGAGCTGACGCTGGCGCATCGTCTCTTTCTGCATGGCGACGATGGTGCCCTTGGGAACTACCTCCTCCTCTCCGGTGAGAAGCCCCGAAGTATCGGTGAGCAGGATGAGGTCGAGCGTATTCTGGAGGTTTGGGGAGACAACGTCGCGGTCAATGTTCGCACATACCGTCTGTAGAAGCTTAGACGCGTTGCCCATGAGCATCGCAAGGCCCGACGCCGTACGCCCCGCACCACCGCCCGGCGAGTTACCCGCCAGGTACTTAGGGATCGCCGAAATGTCGTCTGAGAGGCCATAGAAAGCATTGAACACCGTCAGCAGTTCCTGAGCGTTCATGACCGGATTGAAGAAGCTCACCGCCGGTTCCTGAGTCCCG